CCCACTTGTTCAAGGATTCAATTTTGCGAAAATGTGCGGATGCTTATGTTGGAGAAGTTATGTCCCATTTACCTGATGAGTACAAGGCTGAGTTGAAGGCCCCGCTTGACCTCGCATCTGCCATCAATGGTATCCCAGGCCGAAAGTTCATTGACAGCATCAACCGCTCGTCCAGTGCTGGCTTCCCCTGGATGCGCACCAAGAAGGCTGTTACGGAGAAATTACCGGCCTACGATTGTTGGCAGGAACCCCTTGACGTCAATGATGAGGTTAAAGAACGCATGGAAGTGCTTTTTGAGCGATACGACAACAACGAGCTGTTTTCGCCCATCTTCATTGTACACATCAAAGATGAAGCTCTCCCTTTCAGAAAGATTGTGTCGGAAAGATCGCGAATCATGAACGGAGGTCCGTTGGATTTCTGTCTCGCTGAGAGGATGTATTTCCTTCCAATTGTCCGTGTGATCCAGAAGAACCCGTTCCTGTTCGAGTCAATGCCCGGAGTGGTGGCGCAGAGCAACCAATGGGACGATTTGTACAAGCACCTCACCAAATTTGGAGAGGATCGTATGGTGGCTGGAGATTACGGCAAGTTCGACAAGAAGATGGGTGCGGCCTTGATTGTGTACGCATTCTACATTCTGATCTCCATCTGCGAGAAGTGCGGCATGTCCCCCCAGGATGTCAACCGCATGTGGGGTTTCGCATATGACACTTCGTGCTCGTGGTGTCTCTTTTCCGGTGACTTGGTTCAGTTCATGGGGAGTAATCCTTCGGGCCACCCACTGACTGTCATCATCAACTGCCTTGTTAATTGCTTGTACGTGCGTTACTGCTACCACGAGCTTAACCCGGCAAAGGAGGTTGATTCTTTCCGTTCCAACGTCGTCCTTGCGACGTACGGCGATGATAATATTTTTGGGTCAGCCGTCGATTGGTTCAACCACACGTCTCTCTCACACATGCTTGAGAAGCACGGGGTGGAATACACTATGGCTGACAAGGAGTCCGAGACAGTGCCCTTCCTTCACATTTCGCAAACGAGTTTCCTGAAGAGGAAGTGGCGTTTTGAGGAGGAGCTTGGAGCTTACGTCTGCCCTATTGAGCACGCGACGCTCGACAAGATGATGACTACGTGGCTCCCTTCGGGCGATGGCCCTGAGGAGCACGCCACGAAGATTCTTCATGACGTATGTGTTGAGTATTTCTGGTATGGCAGGGATGTTTTCGAGGACAAACGCAAGGTACTCATGGAGATTTTACACGAGTGTGTACCAGAGGAGTATCTTACCGATGGGGTGTTTCCAACGTGGCAGCAACTCGTCAACCGCTGGTACCTTTCGAGTGG